CCGCAAGTGTGTCTAGGATTGTTTTGCCTGTGGCTGGTTTTCTCTTGGCCTCTGGCCCTTTGCCAAACGCCACGTCGGTGGCAGCAGTTATACCTGCGCCACCAAAGCCACCTTTCAAGCCGCTGTTGATGAAACGCTCAAAGTTCTTCTCGGAGAAAAACTCTTGGTTCTCATCCACAAACTTTTCGGCGGCAGCGGTAGAAACTTCTTGCAACGCTTCAGTACCACCCTCGGTCACAAACCCTTTTGCGGCTCCCTTGCGAGCACGTTTGTACCAAGCAGCGGCCCCCGCTTCAGGGCTAATACCTGCCTTGGTAAATTTACTCAGCAACATGGTAGGCAGAATTGCTTCTAACGCGGCATTAAAACTGCCAGTGGCAATTGCAGTGCCAAGGTCTTGCTGACTTGTGGCTTCGTAGATATCTTGATAGGCGGCAGGAACGGTTTGCGCGGCAGAACCTACAAATGCGCCCGCAGCTTGGGACCTACGCGCAATTTTCTGGGCTTCTTTAGCACCAGCGCTGATGGCTGCGTCCCTGATGCTGTCCAGAGTTTCCTTGGTAAGTACGTTCTTGGCGGCTGCTCGTGTTACTTCTTGCACGGCTATCCGTTCGGCGGCTTGCGTAGCTGCGGTTGTAAGCCCACGCGCAGCGATACCACCAACTCCGCCTGTAACCAAGCTTGGAATAAGCGAAGGGATTGCCTCGCCGATGGCTTCCTTAATGTAGGTCAGCGCATCGCCAACACCCCCAATGTCTTTGTAGGACGCAATTTCAGCGGGGTATAGGCGTTCAGTTTCTTTCTGATACGCAGCAGCTTCTTCCAACTGCTTCTTGGCGTACTCTTCATTCCCGGTGGCTCTGCCCACCATCGCAGGGATGATGTCTGTGGCAAGTGAGGCAAGGCCGCGCCCGCCACGCTTGATAGACGGAATGAACCCGGATTCGCCCTTTTCTTCAGGGACTACTTCCTTAAACGGGTCAACAATAGACCGCTTCCGCGTAGCAAAAGGGTCAACAATAGATCGCCCCTGCGTATCAAACGGATCAATGATCGGCATGGTGATCCCTTATTTGTAATTGTCGGCGTAGTATGCCTCTAATTCTGCGTCAGAAACACCGGGGTTAAGTTTTCTAGCCGCTTCCATAAACGCTTCTTGCGAAGGTTTATTCAAAGCCTTGCCCGCGCCACCAACACCTGCGTATTTTTTATCAATCGCCGCAATTTTATCTTCTAAGACCTTTACTCGGGCTACATTTTTAGGGTCGGTGTTGCCCGAAAGGAGCGACACTTGATCGGCCAAACCTTTGACCAGCTGAGCATCACCCGGCGTATACGCAGCTGCTTTTGTTGGGCCCGCGTAACGAACGCCGCTAACCGCCGCCCGGTTTTCTTTGTACAACTGCACGCCCTCTGCGCCCGTTTTGCCACCATACGACGACTTACCAGAGGCAATTGCGCCGATGTCGTTCATCATACGCTCTTCCGCGCTCGGCCTGTTTGCTGCGGCAGAAGCACGGCGATCAGCAGCGGCACTAGCTTCACGGCTCTGCATCTGTTTGAACGTGGCGTCCACGATTGCGCCTGCTTTTGCGTCAGTCTTAGCACCGGCTTCTTTGAGACCCGCGATAGTAAGCTTTTTGGCTTCTATCCGAGCGCCAGAGATGTTGCTGTTGGCTGCTCGTATTTCTTTGGCGGACATTTCGCTGCGGTTCAGACGCAAGTCTTCAAGATCATCCATTGACTTGTCGAGGAGGTCTTTAGCGGTTTGGATTTTTTCCAGACCCGAAGCAAACGCCTCAGTGCCTACAAGCGCACCTTTACCAATTGCTTTAGCCAAGCCGCCGGGCGTAGACATGGTTGTAAAGCCCGCTCTCATAAAAGCCGTACCCACATTCTGGTCTTCGCGTTTGGTGATATCAGCTTTACGCGCATCAAGGCGTTTCTCGCGCTCGTCATAAGCAGTAGCAAATTTGGCCTGATCCGCCAAAAGCGCGGTCTTCTCGTCTTCCTTTTGTTTGATGTTTAACTTACCCAACTCTTCAATCTGCGTTGCGTATGGATCGCCCTTATCTAGCTTTTTCATACGGTTGAAAATATCCTCTTGCACTTGCATGAGGTCTTTGCCACCTGCGGGTGCTGCTGTAGTTACCGTTGACCGTTCTTGTCTAGCACCAATATCGGGCGGCATAACCGCTGGCTGCTTAGCCCCGGGAGTGTCGCCCAAGTCTACGGGGCTTGCGACAGGCGCAGCAGGGGTATTGACAGTTTTCTCTGTAACAGCTTGCTGCTGGCCGACGAACGGAATATACGGCATACCGGATGATGCCGCTTTTTTGGCTGCTTCAATTTGGCGTGCTTGCTCCTGCCTTATAGCTAGAAGACGAACTTTTTGCGCGGCAGATAAACCCGACCCCGTGTACCGCCGAGCGGCTTCCTCCGCCTCGTCCGTAACTAGACCTTCGTCAGCAAACGCTACGATACCGCCACGGGCCATGCTTGCTTCAGTTGGCAGCATGCGGTCCATCATTTCATCAGAAGTTGCACTGGCAATACCGCCTTGTCCGGGTGCAGGCTGAACTTGTGCGCGACGCGCTATCTCCTTATCAATCATGTCGATACGGTTCTTGTCGCGGCTTTGCTCCGCTATCTGTCTGGATTGTTGTAGCTGCTCGTCGGTCAGGTCTTCCAGCATTTCGGACACCGTCGCGTCGCTCGTGATACTACCGCCATCGGCAAAGAACTTGGATAGGCCATAAGCAGCTTGGCCCAAGCCCACAATTTGCGAGCCAAAACCCGGATCAGCCTCGTACATTTGGGTGGTTGACTGTTTACCGAGTGGTAAGCCGTTAATCATGTTTGCCATGTAGCCCAACTGTTGCTGGGGGTAGTTCTGCTGGTTTTGGAAGTCTTGGTAGGCTAGGTCGAGGCCCCGCTGTTTCATATTTTGTTCCTGCGCACCGTAAGCACCCTGCAACTTGTTAATGTCCATACCCTGCTGGAATTGTTGACCACCGAGCTGACCGAGTTGACCAGCCGCATTAGTGGCAATCCCAAGCCCTTGAAGGCCACGAGCTTGATCGGCGTTGAACTGCTGTTGGGCGTTTGTGTACGCCATTTGGTTGCCCTGCGCCTGAATATCACCCATCTGGGTTCCTAAATTGCGCTCACGCTCAGCACGCATGATTGCGTCACGGCTACCACCGAAGGCTCCGGCTTGTGCAGCTTGTGCTTGTTGCTGGGCTCCTTGGATACTGGACTGGCGTTGGGCTTCACGTTTACCAATATCGACTACATTTTGAATGTAGGGGCTCATGTATTGCTGAGCTTGCTGGCTACCAAAGTTTTGAGTATTCAAGCCGCCAAGACCTGCCATACCAGCTAGACCAATACCTGCGCCTGTAGCTCCGCTTGTTTGCATGCCTGCAGCGGTATTCTTAGCCTGCTCTTGCAACGGACTAAACCCAGCGATACGGTTACCTCCGTATGCTTCGTATGGGCGATCTGACAGCGCTGCCTGTTTAGCTAGTGTATTTTGTGCATAGGGGAGCGCCCAAGAAGGCAAGCCTGTAGTTTGCGTAGCGGTAGAAGTTGGAGATGAACCGCCGCCTTGAGGGATAATTCCACCGCTAGCTTTGCGGATAAAGGCGCGGGGAGGCAAGTCTGGGATGCCCAGCAAAGCCATTGAACGGTCATTAAATTTCATAGTTTTACCCCAACAATACGGTATTTTTCTTCAAAGCCATAACGCTTCCAAAGCCTAGCAATTGACTCTCTAGCAGCACCTTCGATAGCTGTAGCACCCATAGACCTTGCGTAGGTTTTTAGTTGCTCGAACGTATCGACATTACTGACTAGTTTGCCGCCAATAGCGGTAATAAATGCAACCCGATCATCAGGGCGATTAAAAAACTCAACTGTTGCTGCGCCGTGTAACTCACCATCGTCGCCTACACCGACTAGCAACGTCCATTTTCCTTGGGTAACAAATACCTTAGCCTGCTCTACTGTGTAGTCTCCATTAGAGTGCGCAAGTGCGTCGGCAATATACCCTTCAACCTTACTCCAAGTATAGTTCACCCACTCAGGGGAGACATACTGAATTTTCATGCTGGCAGGTTCTTATCCGAGCGGCTATTTGTTGCAACTTTTCCTTTGCCAACTGTCTTTTTACGTCCGGCCTGAATACGGTCAAGCATTGCATATAGCTTACGAGCACCAGCTTCAGTCGAACCGTTACCAAGTTCTGAGACGATACGAGCAGGTACTACAAATTCACCGTCGGCTAACCGAGCAGGGCGCTTGCCACCAATGTTTGCTGGGATGGAATCAGATACGCCGTCTCCGGGGCCACGCAGTAAACGCCCGCCGTCAGAGTAACCGCCGAGGTCGCCGATACCGCCGTTAGCCATGCGGATACGTCCACCATTTTTCGCGCCGCCTGAATTACCGCTAGGGTCGCCGTGACCAGAATCTCGTCCGTCTCCAGCGCCAGTATCCCCGCCACCAATACCATTTGGACCATCTCGGCCTATCTGCCCCTCTCCCTCTCCCTTTGCCTGCGCTGGGTCTGGAGCCATACTTCCCCCTGCGATACCGGCACCAGTAGCTGCAGTAACACCGTATCCACCTTGGCTTGTAGGAGTTCCGTAACCAGCACCGCCAAAAGTTGACGGATCACTTGGTGGAGCATTAAACATTTCTCCAGAGGCATACCCTGCTTTTGCATCTGCCAAGGCTTGCGCTGATTGCAAACCCGCATTTGCTACCTGCGCGGGGTTCATAGATTGTGCTATTGCTTGAGCGAGGAACGCTCCGGGCAGCATCCCCCCAAGAACATTTCCATAAGCGTCTAATGCTTGGTATCCAAAACTACCATTTATTGAGTTAGACAGGGGGCTGCTATTTGGGCCGTAACCATCCCCAGTTGAAACACCTTCACCACGCCCACCGCCTCTTTGATCTTGATTTTGTAACGCAGATAAACCCGCAACTGGAGCTTTGGCGGCTGCAGTAGCTGGAACCCAGATGTATTCGCCAGTTGCCGAGTTATAAACATACTTTCCGCTAGCTGGAGTTCTGTCGGTGCTAGTAGCGGCAGCGTTATTTGCGGCAGCTATAGCTTCTAAGTCAGACACTGCTGAAGTAGGTCCTCGCTTAGCGTAATTTACTTCGCGCCCATAGTCTTGGTTCATTGCGTTGTAATCTGGTACATCCGGTAGTGGGAACCCATTAGCGTCATAGCGTTGTATCATACTTTTACTTTCAGTACATTGTTGGCGGTTGTATCGTAGTAGACATCGCCTACTCGAAGATTAGCTAAATCTGCCTCAGTTGGCAAGCTGGGAGTGGCTGTTCCGGGGACAGGGGGTGCGCTCAATGCCGCAATTATATTGGCTCCGACGCGTTGTGTGGCGATGTTAACTGGACCGCTGTTATCTAGTTGGTTGAAATACAACCGCAGCAGGGTGGTAAATTGATCTTGGTATGCACGATCGTACTGATCCGGCGCAGCGGGAAGACGTGGGGCGACTACGTTCTTTTGTGCCATTTAGCGTCTGCCGTCAGGCCGCACATCGACCCGTGGGCTACCTAGCTGCCACTGAGTACCAAGCGTGTTGCAACTTACTTTCATGGACATCTGGCGACCACGCACCCGAATGTTTACCTGCCCAGTGAAAGTGTCTAGTTCAATAGGGTATGTCTGCGTAGCTGTTACGGCTTGTGAGGCTGTAGCGCTTGTACCGCCCACCGATAAAGGGTTGTTGTACCCAGAGCCGGAGTTCTGCAATGGCAGAAGCTGCATTATTAGGCTAGGGGTAGTCCCCTCTGTAGAGCCACGGAAGGTCAAGTCAGGCAACATACGCCATGCAAACGCCATGTTGTGTCCGTCACCAATGTCAAACTGAGCACTTGTAACGTATGACTCAATAGCTACAGGGGTAGCTCCGGTATTGTCGTCTACACCCGACTCGTGGTTGACGATGTTGTATGAATAGGTAGCTGCTATGGGGTAAGTACGTAGACCCGAATCCAGCCATGCTGTGCGAGCCATATTGCCGTACATCCAGATGTCTTCCAAATAGTTGTAGATCACATAGCGGTCTACGGTAGTGGAGTTTGAGGAGCAGTAGAAGAACCAAATCTCGTTAAAGCCCTCGTTGGTACTAGCAAAAATCTGGTCGGACTGCTGCAGATTGATGTCACTGTAAATGTACTGGCGCAGGTCACAGCGCATGGTCTGAACTCGACCGTCGTATTTATAGAACTTGTCTATGCCCATCCAGAAAACAGCGCCAGAGCCAATAGCAGCGGCGTTAGGCCCCGCAATTGAGACGTTATCAGCAAGAAGTTGTGTGCCCCAGACGTAGGGCGGTCCAAGGTACTGCAAGGAATATATTGCCGAATCCGACCAAACCACAATCTCTTGGCGGCTTTGTATTGCAGTGACGATCTTAGAGCCGTGCGACAGGCGAATACTACCAGCTTGGTTTGTAATTGCGGGAGCCCACTCTAGGTACGACTCTTGGTCAGACCAGCGGATAAGCATGGGATCAAACTCGGTGCTTCCAAAGTCATTGGTTCCAAAACAAATGGTGAAACGGCTTGCATCAGAAATAATAAAGTTTGCCTGTGTCAGCGGAACGCTCGATGCTCCGTTTAATGCAGTAAGCGCAATGCCCCGCGAAGAGATTTTGTGTGTCCCAGACTGAGACCCCGACGTGTTAATTGTTGTCGATAGTGTGTAGGTAAGACCTGTTGGCGCACCTGCCGTGGTTGTGACCCCGGAACCGCCAACAGTAGTGGATAGGGTAAATGTTGTAGTGCCATTGGTGGCTATAACGTAATAAGTTGTGGGGTTGGTGTATCCAGTAATAGAGCCCGTGCCACCCAAGGTTCCGCTAATTACTAGTGACTGCCCAATAGCCAACCCAAAACTTGGGGAAGTACAACCAAATTGCCCTGCTGTCCCTGTAATAGTTACGCCTGATAACGCTGCACTTGAAGTTGTGGATGTAGCTAGATTAAATGTGGTGCTTGATACATACCGTGTGTAGTACACCGTGCCCACAACAAGCCCTGTAGGAAGCGCCCCGTCAGTCTGAAACGTAATTGCTGTTTTGTCCGCTAGTGTTACCGATGTGGTGACTACACAAGGGGTTGCAATTGTCATGGTCGCAACGACTGGGGTAACCCCAATGTTGGCATTCCACAGGTACAGAGGTCCGTTACGTGGCCCAAAAAGCAAGTCTTGCCCAAAGTTGTTCTGGTTCCAGATACGCATGTTAAGCACGGAGGTATCACTAAAGCCCCAAGAACCTGAACTCCAAGCGCCTGAACCCCAACCGGTAGACGGAATTGAGTATGCGGGGCCTACGTTAACTTGATACACGGCATAGACTGTGCCGCCACCCGTAGTCGAGGATGTTGCTGCTGTAGCGGATGTTATCGAGTAGGTGGTCGCACTTAGGAAAGTAATCTGGTACTCGCCAAGGATGGTGATGCCGCCCACGGCTGTGCCGCCAAAAAACGTAACAAAGTCCCCATCCACATAACCACCCGCAGCGTCCGTTACTGTTACGGTAGTGGATAGGTTTACTGTTGTGAAGGGGTTGGTCAACGTGGATTCAGCACGGATAGGGGTAATGTCCCGGTAGAGACCACCAAGTTCAATGTAGAACTTTAAGTTTGTAGCCACACCAAGCAGGTTTAAAAAGCCCAGCGTGACCCAGTTCCACAGCGAACGGCATACACCTACAAATACCGCTGAAGATATACGCGCCCACCCACCGATCTTTTCTGGCGTACCAAAACGAAATCTAATGTTGTCCGACTCGTAATAGCCGCCCTCGTTGGTGTAACGAGTGTTCTCTCTGTTTACACCGGGCTTTAGGACGACTTTTTGTAAGGGCATAGCTCATTTTCCCATGAATCAGGCAAAAGGTCGAGTACCGCTGCGGTCGATGATAAGCGCAACTCCTCTTGGTTCTGCATCAGGGGTGTTTGTGATGCTGATATGTGTCCAGCCGCCACCTCTTACGGGGTCTGAAAATTCTCTGATGATTTGGTCATAGGGTAAACCCGCAGCAATCACAGCGCGGACTACCTCATCTGGGGTCACTCCCGGTACTCGGAGGTCAGCCGCGCACCCCTTACGATGCTGAGACTTGTCAGAACTTCCAACTGCATCATTGACCTGCTTACTGCGGAACGCAGAGTTAATCATAATTGGCTTGTTGCCAAGAGTTTCTTTGACCTGCTCCAGCAGTTGCGCCAAACGTTGCAGGTTGCTGATTTCTTCCTGTGTCGGGCTGTTGTCAAACTCACGGTGGTCGGTGACGGTGAGTTCGTCGAGGGTGAAGTGTGGGCTTAGGTTCATTTTGCTGCCTTTGACAATAAATCTGTTTTGGCTTGAGAGCCTGCCGATGATCCAAAGTAGTAAGAAATAATGCCCGTCCAAGCCGTACCCAGTGAGCCAAGCATCATCAAAATGGCAGGGTTGCTGCTGTCAATTTTGTTAAAAAACATCATGCCCATAATGCCAAAGAAGCCGACAGTTACAGTTCCAGCCAATAAAGGAGGAACAATAGATCGCGTCGCAGCTTGCATGTCACGCGCAGACTTGCGGTCTTCAACTTCCAGTTTTGCAAAGTTGAGGCCAAGTTCATTGGCTTGTTTTTGCAATTCAATCTCCGCAATCTTGACTTGAGCAATTTGCTCTGCTGAAAGTTTGTTGTTGGAGATAAGATCGTTAACTTCAGTAGGATCGACTCCAGTAGCTTTGCTAATAGCGGCTACAGCCATCCCTACTAATGGACCCCCCATTGCCGAAGCAATTGTTGGCGCAATTTGTTTTAACCAATCCATTATTGTTTACTCCTTGAAAGCATGGTTGCTGCAATACTCAGCATGGTTCGTGCTGATTCTAAGTTTTCGGGTTCGGTTTCCCATCCCACGGTTATCTGCC